GCACAAAGGTGCGGGTAGCCGTCGTGGTGCCACGCACTTCGCCTTCTGTCGTGCGTGCAAGCTCACGCCAGGACTGTATCCCCATTAGATGCCTCCCACGTCAGCGTAGCCAACGATGGCGACTGGCTGGTTGAAGTAGTTGCTGGACGCTTGGCCGATGCCAAGGGCGATCTTTTCGAGCAGCTTCGTCTGCAAACGCTGCTGGATCAGTGCGGGATCTTGGGCAGCCGCGCCGAGTTGCAGCACAAGGTTGGCGCTCTCGACGTTGCGGATGTCCGCCACGTTCACGGACTGAGCGCCAAGCGTGTTGAGCTTACGGAGGCGTTCTTCCTGCCGCTTCGCTTCAGCCTCAGCGGCCTTGCGCTGCTCGGCAAAGATCTTTTCCTGTTGCTTTAGGTATTCGTCCCTTGCCTTCTCGCCTTGCTTCTGTGTTTCTTCCTGAAGCTTCTTGACTCTCTTTTCCTCTTCTTCTCGCGCCTTGGCTTGGCCGCTCGCTATATCGTCCTCGCGTGCTGCTGCTTGGTCTAAAGCCTGCAGCCGTTGCGAGAGCGCAGCAAGTTCCTCTTGGTTGCCATTCGCCCTAGCGGCAGCAATGGCCTCCTCTGTCACCAGCATCTCGTCAACAAGCAAAGCGTACGTCTCTGCCGCCTTTATGCGTTCGCTGTTGTAGCCGTAAGCGGCCGCGAAGAGCGTCTTGTCAACTTCTTCCTCTTGCTTGAGCCGCGCCTTTGCGGCTTCCTCTTCCTGCTTGAGCCTGTCGTTGAAGAGTTGCTTTTGTCGCTCAACCTCTAGGTCGTAAGCCTCTTTGGTGATAATCCCGCCAGCGGCTTGATTCTGCGCACGCTCGATGCCAATACGGAGTTCCTCCGCTGCAGCAGCGCCGGCTGGCCCAAACTCTTCGGCCTTGACTATGAGCGAAGTCAGGCCATTCGTGGTGGACTCAAAAGCTTTGTCAAAGCCTTCGCTGAATCCCTGAGAAGATGCTTGAAGCTTTTCTTCAAGCGACGCCTGCAGGTCGTCCAGTTGGGCGAGCCTAGCCGCTGCTTCTTCCAGTTGGGCGTCTGCTGTTTCAGGGTCGGCAAGAGTCTGCAGGACACGGTCCTGCTCTGCCGCAACTGCCGCTAGGTCGTCGCGGAGTTTTTGCGATGCGTCGCTGGATGCCAGCAGGGCGTCAACACGCTTCCTGTCAGCCTCGGCCTGTTTCGTTGCTTCGTCTGCGGCGTTCTTTCGATTTGCCAGTTCCTTATCCAGTTCGGCGTTCACGTTCTTCATGAAGCCGTTCATGATCTCAATCTGGTCCGCCGTCAGCCCGCCAGCCTCTGCCATCTGCTGGAACGTCTCGACGGTTCCCATGGACTGCTGCAGGAATACGGAAGCCTCGTCGCCAGCAGTTGCCAAGAACTGCTGCAGCCGCTCTTCGGTCTTGCCAAGGTTGAGCTCAACTTTGACTTCCGGCGAGCGTTGCCTCCGGATCTCGTCGCGCAGCCCAGACAGGTATGACTCGGCGGCCCCCTTCCCTGAGTTCTCAGCAGTCCCGCCGTCCGCTGTGAATATCCCAACAAATGCCCGTCCTGCGTTTGCCGCTGCGTCCTCAAGTTGGCGAGAGTTCTGCTCGGTGGCAATCATCGCCTGCCGCGTCAGTTCCTTGCCATATTCCTCAAGGTCACTGCTGACGAAACTGCCTAGTGTTTCAATGATCTTGCCAAGCGCGGCAGATAGGGCATTGCCTGCAAGCTCAAAGACGTTCGCAACCGTCCGCAGTCCTTCACTCACAAACGTAAACGCATTAGCAGACGCGGTGAACGTCGCTGACGTGTCTTCAAACGTGACGCCGAGCCCAACAAGCCCAGACACGAACTCGTCAAAGACTGCGGCGAAATACTCAGCGCCTTGCAGCAGTACGTCAGTGATGGCGTTGGCAATGCCCGTGCCGCCTTCACCCTGAGCACCGCTCCAGCTTTCCACAAACTGCAGAAACTGATTTGTCACGTCAGTGACTGCGGGCGCGAGGTTGCCAATCACCTGCCCGACGATGCCTTCAATGGTGGCTCGCACCAAGTCAAAAGCGTCATTCATGTCAGCGACGTTGTTCACCTGCGTCTCGCTGACGATGATGCCGAGACTCTCAGCCCTGGCCTTGAGCTCCTCGAGGCTTGCTGCCCCCTCACGGAACAACGGCGCTAGGGCAGCACCCTGCTGGCCGAAGATCTCAACCGCAGCGCCTGCACGATCGGCAGCAGTAGGTAGTTCAGAGATGGCGTTGCCAATAGCCGAGAACTGGTCTTCCGGAGAAAGGGCCCTGAGTTCAGCAACCGAAAGATTGATCCCCCTAAGCGATTTGTCGAGCGCATCGCCAGGCGTAGCCTTGCCGATGCTCACGGCCAACTTCTGAACGGTTGCGCCGAACTGCTCGGTATCCACGCCGGCCAACTTGGCCGCCAGCGAGTAGCCCTGCAACGCCTCAACGCCGATGCCAGTACGGGCCGAGAAGTCATTGAGCGTATCGACAGACGAGTTGACGCTAGAGACAAGGGACGTGACCTCAGATGTCACGCGAGTGAACACGGAGCCAAGAGCCTGCAGTCCGTCAACAATGAGTCTTCCGATTTCGATCTTTGCAAGTAGGCTGACGTTTTTGTTGAGATTATCAATCCTATCGTCAGCGACCGTTGCCTCCTTTGCTACCCCGTTTAGGTCTTGCTCAGTGCGAGCCGCAGCGCGATTGAACTGGTCTTGGCTGAGGCGTCCTTCTTGCAGGTGCGTATTGAGCTCCTGCATTTGCTGGTCGTACCGCTCTTGCGGAGTAAGATTTGCTTGAATGATCCTTCCTGCTGCGGCGACTGCCTGGGCACGAATCTTTTCGGCCTCAGCAATCTCTAAAGCTGAAGCCTTTTCTATGTCTCCCCTGACCTTATCAATGAAGTCAGAGGCTTCTTTTTCTGCCGCTGTCCTTCTTTTTGCAGACTCTTCTGCAGCGGCCGCCAAATCCTTTTCGGCTTGAATGGCCGCTGCATTCTGTCCGCTGAACTCTGCTCGCGCGCGAGCAGCGGTTTCCTCAGAAATTGCGCCCGCCTTAAGCAGCCTGTCTACGTCCGCCAGCTGCTGCGCCCTGCGTTCTTCTGTAGTCGCAAACTGCTCGGCAAGCCTTTGCCCTTGGCCGAGCACTTCAAGGCGTTCTCGCTCTGCCGCAATAGCCTTCGCCTGCGCCTCGCTGCCTTCGTAAACAGCCCTGCCGTAAGTCTCTTCAGAGATTGCGCCAAGTAGCAAAAGCCTTTCAAGCTCTGCGACAGCATCTTGTCGCTGCTGCTCAGCGCTCGCGTATTTCTTCGTTATCTCAGCGGCGCGGGCGTATGCGTCGGCCGTGTTTTTTACTTCTTCCCGTAAAGCAGCAAACTGGTCCGCATACTGCTGAGCGCTTAACCCGCCCTTAAGCTGTTCAGCTAAGTCCGCAAACTTTTGATTCAGAACGGCCTGAGCATCTGCTGCCGATTGACTGTCTTTCGCCAGCACGTCAAACGCAGACGTGGCCTTGCTCGCCTGCTTAGCCAGATTCTCAAGCGCCCGCTCAGCCGGCGTCAGGTTCTTCACCACGCCAGAGGCGTCAGCGTTTACTTTCAGCGCGAGTGAGAGGATGGTGGCCATGGCTTACTCTGGGAACGCCAGGAGTTTTTGCAGCTCCCGCTTCATCTCGTCTGCGTGCTGGGGTGGTTTCTCGATCGGGTTGAAATCGTCCGCTTTCGGTGCCTTGCCTTGCTGGGAGTACGGTGCAAGCACGGCACTCGTCAGCAAGCCCGTCTGCCGCCATGGATCAGGAAGGGCGTGGAAGTGGCGAGTAAACGCAATCCACTCCGTGAGCTCCTGCGAATCCATGCGGCGAGACAGTTCCCTCACCGTCATGCCCAAGTGCCCCGCCAGACGAAACAGGAAACGCCTCGTCGGGCGGACGCTCAGTTTTTTGCGAGTTCCTCCACGTCTGTCTCGGTCATGTTGTTGTGCTTGAGCGCCTTCTCGAAGAGCTTGGACACGATGGCGGCCGACTTCTTCGCCA